AACTATTTATGTCTAGATCGGGGGAGCGTGTAACTCCCCCTTCTCTTATAAGTGTGTCGTGTAAAGTACGTGTTCTCTGTACTGTGCAAATGCACATTGACTTGTAAATATTTATTATTGGTAATTTTGATTAAAGTAGGAGTATAAAAGAGTGGTGCCAATCCGAACAATTCACACCACCCCCTTTGAGCTTAACGTATTTCTAGATCTATATTATTTTCTGTTGTAGATATGATATAGAATCCAAACTGCGACCAATCCGATCAAACCTTGATCAGAAAAGCCTTTCAGTACGTCCTGGACATTTCCTATTACAGAAATGTTTGGCCAGAACGGAATACCTTGCCCCTTGAAAAGGATCTCTAAAACGATTCCTAATGCGATTAAACTTACACCGACATCAGCAATACTTTTTGCCCATCCTTTCACTTGGTTCATGATATCCATAATTGGACCTCCCTTGTTGTTGTGATTCTTGCGAATCGTAATTTTATTTAGACACCTGTTGTGCAAGTAATCTTACACTATTTGGTCTGTGACTGGTATGAGTGTGGAAAAAAAATGTTATCTACGTACAGAACTCTTGGTAAAGAAGATAATCATAGCTGTTATAATCTTTGTGCCATGAGATAAATTCTTCACTTAAATTTTTCTTGTTGGTGTATTTTTTATAGTCAGCATCGCTTCTGTTTGTGTTCAGTCTTGGTTCTCTGTCAACTTTCAAGATGTCTGCCACCACATTCCAACTCTGTTCGAAGTTTTCTATACTAAAAACCTTTACAAAATTATCTTTCAGTGCCTGTTTTACAGATTGATATTTGGTTTCAACATCGTCAGTTGGGTCCGACAACAAATAAACTTTGTATATCCATAAGGTCATAAAATTTCCTGCTAATAGTTTACAACTTTCTTCAAATGTGTTGGCCTGGGCTTCATCTTTCTCCATGTCATAGTTGAAATGTGATATATCTCTGTCCAATGGATCACGCAACCATACAAAGTGAGTGCCCGGCGTCCTTACTGTTGTGTTGTGTCCCACAGCATAGTCCAATTTACTGATCTGTTTCTTGTCTGCACGATCTTCTAGGCGTATCCTCAGAGAGCTACCACCTGTCTTTGGTATGTGATGAAAGCAATGATGCATAACTTTATTTAAAACTCTGATACCACCGCCACAAAAAAAGGCGACATAAAGCCGCCCTTTTCTGAAAATAAAATAAGCTGGGCTTATTTGAATTTTAAGTTTGCACTTGTGATCGCAACTAATCCAACGTAGTCTGCCGCGTTACCTAGTGAAGATGCAGTGTTCGTTAATTCAACGTAACCGTATCTTGTTAGGAAACCAACAACTGGTTCGAAAGTAGATGGATCAAGAACAACACCACTTGACATTAAAGGAATGTAAGGACAATAGAACGCTGGTGCGTCTGCCTCACTTGCTCCTTTGTAACCAACTAGTACTGAAGTACCGTCTGCCGCGTAAGCGTCTACGTATACTCTCATTGAAGCGTTTAACGTACCAACAAATTTAGTGTTAGTAGGTGCTTCAAAAGTACCTTCAGTTGATCTTGCAAATGCTGAAGTTGTTGCTGACTGAAGAATAGTCAAAGCTGTTGGAGATACTACTGCGTAGTTTCCAGCGCCTCTTCTTGTTCTTGTAGCTATTTGGTTTGCAACTCTGTTGATAAGAACAGCCAACGCCGCGTGTTCATCACCAACGAAAGTAGCTGTACCAGATACAGCAGATTGGTCAAAAGTCTCACTAGCCGTTCCAGCTAATGTTCTTAATGAACCAATTACTTCTTGATCGATTTCTGCAGTGATCTCTTGAGCTAATGCCGCCATGATTTCTGCTTCTACATCGATACCTTGTTGTGCTTGAGCATCTTGAGCCGCTTCAAACGTCCATCTAGCTGATAATTTTCTAGACTTCGCTTCAACCGGTTGTTTCAAGATCTGGATTGATAATCTTTTACCAGGAGTACCTTCTAAAGAAGCTGTTGAAGCCGCTTTTGGAGTAGTATTGTTCTGGTTACCAGAGTATGCTTTCGCAATTTTGAAAGGAGATAATGCTTCTTCACCTGCTGTCGTGTTTGACGCAACTGTGTCTGCATATCTTATTCTTAGTGTGTGGATCTGACCAACTGGACCAGTCATTGGTTGTACACCAACGATCTCGTTCGCAATAACAGTAGGCATTACCCTTCTGATTACTGGTAGGATCACTCTGTTTAACGTAGCAACGTTACCGGCAGATGTAGCACCTGCTGTAGACTGCTCTGACAAATATCTCTTAGTGTTTTCTAAGATGACATCCATAGTCTTTTTCTTGTTGCCTGCTAAACCTTCTGTAAGAGCGGCTTTAGTTTCGCCCCATTTTGATTCAAATATATCTGACATTTGTAATCTTCCTTTAGTTTAGTTGTTATATACCCGCTAATTTACGGATATTTGTTAAGTCAGCATCTTCCCTAGGTGCTCTGTCGCCGCCGCTCTCAGAAAGTACTTTCGTAGTTCCTGCAACTGCTTTGTCAGCCATCACATGTGGTAGATACTTGTTGAATGACGCTTCAAGCTTCGCTGTTTGAACTGATTCTAACAACTGTGCCATTACTTCACTCTTTTCTTTGCCCAACGGATTGAGCATCTCAGCCATCTTTTCCTTACGTTCCATCAAATCTGCCTGTCTTTTGGACTCAGCGTACGCCGATTCAATCACCGCTTGTTTCTCTTCGATAGCCTTCTCCGCGTCTTTCAATTTAAGTGTAGTTTCATCCACAACTTTCATCATCTTCGAAGTCTCAGATTTCTCATTTAAGTAAGAAGCCTGGTACTCTGAAGCGAACGCTTCGAATATTTTCTTACCAAAGTTTACAGTTCTTGCCGCACTAATGTCTTCCTTAAGAGCAGATAGCTCTTCAGCAAGTTTTTTGTTTACAGCAGACTCTACAACTTTAGCAGATCTTGTTATGAAAGCCTCTTTCATCTTAGCCATTTGTTTTTTGGCCTCGGCTACTAGTTTGACTTTCGTTTCCACAACGCCTTTTTTGTCTTCATGGAACTCTTTAATTTCTTTTGCAAGAGCACCAACAACGAATTCTTCCATCTTCTTGAAGTTTTCGTGAACACCTTTTCTGTCGCCGTGTAGTTCTTTTAACTCTTCTGATAATTTAGAAAGCATAAATGATTCTAATTTAGCAGAATGTTTGCCTACGTTTTCTTTGTAAGCTATTTTTTCTTGTGCAAGTGCTTTTCTGTCTTCTACGAACTTTGAGATCTCTTCACTTAACTTCTCGCCCATCATCTTATCAATGGCTTCGATCATGTTTGACTTGTCATGCTCGTATCTTTTTGCGAATTCTTCTCTTAATTCTGCACCTACTACTTCTTTGTTTTCTTTGATTTTGCTGTCCCAAGCTTCTTGGATGCCTTTTTGAACATCTTCCGAAATTGCTCCTGATTCAACAAGTTTTGATATTGCATCAATCATTATTTTAGGTCCTTTATTATGTTTGTTAACGCCTCTTTGAGGAACTTCTGTGCTTTTGCATCATTTCTAACTTCAGCCGCCAAACCCTTTGCCATGTTACCACCCTTTGTATTCATTAGGTGTTCGTAAATTGGTGTTGGGTAAGCACCTGGTGCCGAAGGTTGAGCCACAACATCTACTGTGATGATCTCAAAGTCTGAAACTTCACCGTTTCCGTACTCGGACATGTTTCCAGATCCTCTACTTGATACGCCTAGTTTCACACCTGATTCCAACATAGTTTTGACAAGTTGGCCCATTGGTGTTGGTAAGATTTTCATCTTACCGTATCCATTTGGTCCGTCCATCCACATCTCTGTAATCATGTGGGACACACGGTCCAAATTAATCTTTAAATCATCCGGGTGATCCACTTCACCTAACACAGAGTATCCTGATGTAATCTGATCGTTCAGTGTTTTAGTCGCTCTCGCAATCTCTGACACTGGGTACGTTCTCTGATTAGCATTTTTAATCCCACCTTGAATACAGATACCTTTCATGTACAAATCCTTACCTTCGTTCTCGTGTAAGATCTGTAATCTGGCTTCGTTAAAAGTTAGATTCTCTCTTAGATATAGTGATGACATCCGATGACCTCCTTGTTATCGACAGTCTCTAGCAATTACTTGCCTGAGATTGTAGATTTTGCAGATTTTTCTGATGCGTCAGCTGTAACTGCCTTTGGTGCCGCTTTTTTAAAAGAGGTACTTTTAGCTTTTCCACCTGTGTTTTCAAATTCGCCTGCCATTTTCTGAGGAGTTGCAACACTACTGTTGCCACTGTCAGCCTGTGCTTGTGCTATGTTAGAACCGCTTGCGCCTGTTTTAACTTTTGCTCCGCCTACAGTTGGTACTGCGCCTTTTGCCGCTTTATCTGAATGATCTGCATGATCGGCTTTCACTGGATTTTTGTACTCTTTCATGTCTTTCTTATCCATTTTCTTGCCGGCCATCATGTCTTTCTTACCTTCGATTGACATTTCTGGTTGAGTTTCAACAGCTGGCATTTCCAAAGACTCTTCTTCTTTGTCTTCCTCGCCATCTTTTTTGTCACCCATCATTGCTTCGAATTCTGCTTTTAGTTCGTCTAAAGCATCTTCTAAATCAACTACTCTGTCTTCAACATCACCTTCTGCATCACCTTCAGGGTCTTTGTCCATGTCCATGTCCATTTCTGGTTTGTCCATAGCATCATGTTCGCCTTCTTGGTCTGCTGAGATGTCTTTAACTAGCTCGTCAGTAGCGTCTCCGCCAACTTCTTCGATAGTTTCTTCTTCAGTAGTCTCTGATTCTGTAGCTTCGTCTTCGATTTCTACTACTTCATCAACCTGTTCGTCTGATTTAGCTTCTTCTGACGCTTCATCAACTGCTTCGTCTTTAGACTCTTCAGTAGTTTCGTCAACTTTAGCATCTTCTTTTGATTCTTCTGCAGTTTCTTCTACTTTGTCTTCTGTAGACTCGTCTGCTAGGTTCTCGTAGATATCTCTAGATTTTTCTACTACGATTTCATGAAATAAAGCTTCTGCTTTATCATTTTCTTCGTTT